TTTTGCGTTTTTTAGCAGTTGATAAAGCTATTGCTTGAGCTTGTTTTAATGTCTTGCCCTCTTTCATCAACAAACGTATGTTGCCAGAGATAGTCTTTTGTGATTTCCCTTTTTTAAGTGGCATCAGTTCATTAAATACTTTTGAACAAGTTTTCTATCCGCTTTTGTTGTAGCATCAAGAATCACACCTTCTCCAAGCTTGATAAGCATTTTCTTTTCATATCCAGAGCTTTTTTTTATTGCATCTGCAAGTTTCTCAGGAACAGTCTTATCTTTTGGAAATCTCTGTGTCAAAGCAAGAGCATCATCTAAATTCATAATAGTTTCAGTGCATTGTTTAAAGTTTCCTCAACCCATGTATAGAGTCGAGGAGCAATTTCCTGTAATCCATCAGGGTCAAGAACATAACAAGTGAATGATTCTGCAAATAATTCTCTAGGGTTTTTTCTGGAATATCCAGTGACATATTTCATGCCACCAAGTTTCCTGTACTTATTCCCTAAAACATCTGCTCCACTTCCTTTGAAATGAACCTGATGTCCTATTTCGTGAATCATAGTTGTAATCCATTCTAAATCTTCTCCTACGTTTTCACCAGTCACAAAAAATTCTCTTTTAGGTGTAGGAGCAGAATAATCTCCTTTTTTCCAATAATCTGCATAAGCTTTGTTTTGCTCTAACAATTCATTTGTTTTTTGTTGTATTTTTTTTGCGTTAGTCTTTGTAATTTTTGATGAGCCTGTTCTTACCTGAGTTTGTACATTTGTTCCAAGTATTGAGGTATATCCATCATTACCACCCCCTGCTGGTCTGAAATATCCTTCAAAATCGTCCCGAAAACGACTGCTGGCAAGGCTTTTTGCTCTTAAAGATTTTACTTGCAATTTCATTTTTGCTTTCATCAAGGCATCTTGGTAATTAGTTGAAAATTTATCAACAAATTTTTCAGTCGTATTTAGTGAGGCATCAAAAGCGGCTCTATTTTGAACAACGATTCTTTCAAATAATTTTCCAGTATTTAACTTATCGCCACGCAAATTAAGATTATTTAATAGGCGAGATTTGCTCATAAATTGCTTTAATTTTTTAGTGTTAGTTTTTACTTTGCCGCCTAAAGCCTCCAGTCCATCTAAACTGTCATCAACAAACTGTTGAACATTTATACCAAAGCTGTCCTGTAAATATTTCTCCAAAGTGTCTGATGCAACAGCAGTTGAGCCACTTGCTTTTTTGGGTTTTGGTGGTGCTACTTGCGGTGCTGGTTTGGGTTTAGGCTTTGGCTTTGGCTTGATTGCACTGGGCTTGCCATACAATCTTTCCAAGTCCTTCAAACTTCTCTCACTGCCATCTTCCCTAACCATTTTCCTTATAGCCTTCTGCCCTGACCCTTCCTTCTTTGCCAAGCGTTCAAAATATCTGACCTTCTGTTCATTACCCAAAGTCTTGACCTTTAGTTTCTTATCTTGCCCCAAAAGCCAGTCACCATATTGAGTGTCCTGTGGTACTCTACCACCACCCTCTCCTGTGGGTCGGGTTACAACTTTGCCTTTGGGTGGCGGTGTTAAGTCCTCAAATCCTTTTTGTTTCTTCAACCCTGCATAATCGACAACAGGAACAGTAGTAGATCGGCAGTTGAAATGCTGTGGCGGTGTAGGGCCTTTGTTGTATTCAAACTTTCTACCATCAAGTCTTTTGCATATTGGGCTGGTTTTTGAATCAAGTGTTGCCACATATTCATATTTAGGTGCAACCTTGCTATTCGCCGCATAGACAGCCTGTGATGCTTGGTTCTGGACTTGGTTAACAGATGTTCTGACAATAGTTCTAATTTGATGATTTGCAACAATGGTTAATTCACCACCAGCTAAAGCTTTCTGTCTAGAACTTAATGCTTTTTGTCCAAACTCTAATTTTCCTACCATACGTCTTGCTATGTCTGCCGTTGATTCTCCACTAAACACACCTTGCCTTATATGTCTTGTCAGTGCGTCTTTCTGACTATCAGCTATTCCTCTAAAAGCTTTTTCTACTGTTTGTCCATTGGGTAAGGTCTGCATAGCTCCTTGTCTTGCAGTCAATTCAAACTTGCCCTGCCCAAACCTTTTGAAATCATCTTCTGTAAATTCTTTGCTGGTAAATATGTTTGTCTGAGTTGGGTCTGTTGTTACAAAAGACTTTGCATATTTTGGGCTGACTGCTACTGAGTTAATTGGGATATTTCCTGATTTTACGGCTTTTTTTAATTCACCTTCTATAAATCCAGCCTGTACTCTTGCTAAACCTTCAATCTCTTTTATCATTTGCTTTGTTGTAGTCTTAGACCATTTATCTAAACTACTTTTTGATTGAGATATTATTGCCCTCAATCTCTTTCTGGTTTGTGGTGCTATAACCACACCCTCTGGGGCTTTTGCCTGTCTGATATTGATTTGCTTTAGTTTCTTTGCGGCAACAAGAATAATATCGTTATATGTTGTCTGAAATTCTGTAGCTACAGCATTGCTATATCTATTTAGATCAATAGTCTCCCTAAAAAATACCTCTGGAATACTCATCTATCATTCTTCTCCCTCTTCCTCCTCCTCTTCTGGTTCTTCGTCAGGTTCTTCTGGTGGCTCTACTTCTGTCAAACCTCCCTGCTGTGTGCCTTCGATTTCTTCCTCAACATCAAAGTCATCACCTAGAACCTCACCAGCAGATAGTTGATTCAACAATGTTTCTTGAGTAATAGTTCCAGCAGTAAACAATGTGAGCAATGAAGTTATCTCCTGTGGTTCTAGTCTTGCACTTACAAAATCTCTATTTACAAAACTACTGCCAGCATTAGGTTCATTGAGATACTCACTATGAAACTTGAGGCAGTTATCAATCAAGTCTTGCATCTGCTGTGCAATGACCATCATTGTGCTGTCATTCTGTGATCTATCTATTCTTTTGGCCTCGGCTGATTCACCTACCAACTTCTGTCCAAGTACTGCGGCTAATGAAAGTGTATTGATCTGCTCTGCAATATCTTTCAGTCTTGTGAACTGGCTGTCATAGCTATCACCAGAGGGGCTGATATATTCCATGCGTGACTCAGGTGGCAATGATAGTGCCTCATTAGGGCCTGTTGTTATCTCATCTGCATTTGGATA